CTAGTCAGGTTCTCCGCCGTTTTCCCCGTTCGTCGCGTCATCCCGTTGCAGCCGGATTGCAGCTGTCGCCGTCATCGTCGTTTCGGCCGTCAGCGGCGCGACCCATTGCGCCAGGTGATCGGCCGACAGGTGCGCGTACCGCTGCACCATCTCCATCGTTTCCCATCCGCCCAGCTCCTTGAGCACCTGTAGCGGCGTGCCGCGCTGCACGTGCCAGCTCGCCCACGTGTGGCGCAGGTCGTGCCAGCGGAAGTTGTGCAGGCCGGCGCGCCGCAGCGCCTTCGCCCAGGCCGCCGTGGCCGTCTGATGGACCGGCCTGCCGCGGTAGACGAACACGCTGTCCGCGCATGCCGGCGCGCGCGGGCTCGCGCGCTGGCGCCGCAGCACCGCGATCGCGGTGTCCGACAGCGGCACCGTGATCGCCTTGCGCGCCTTCGCCTGGTCCGGATGGATCCACGCGACGCGCCGCTCGAGGTCGACCTGCGACCATTGCAGCCCCGTCACGTTGGCGCGGCGCAGGCCGGTTTCGAGGCTGAAGCGCGCCATGTCGGCGAGATGGGCGGGCAGCTCGGCGAGCAGCCGCTCCGCCTCGGCCGGCGTCAGCCAGCGGATCCGTTTCGACACGACCTTCGCGTGCTTCGTGACCGGCGCGCGCGCGAGCCATTCCCATTCGACCGCCGCGTTCAACACGGCTTTCAGCACGCCGATCACGCGGCGCACCGTGCCGTCGCTGACGGCGCGGCCGGTCTCGACGACGCCGTGCCGCGTGCGCACCGTGCGCGGCTCGCGGCGCTTGGCGAGCGCGATTGCGTCGATCCGGTTCCGGTCGATGTCGGTGAGTTCGACGTCGGACAGGTGCCGGTCGAGCCAGCGCAGATGGATCTTCGAGGTCTCCAGGCTCGCGAGGCCCGCGCGTTCGCCGACATAGCGGACGACCGCGTCGTTCCACGAATGACGCGGCTTCGTGCCGAGCCGTGCCTGGTTCCACAGGTCGACCTTCAGCCGGTCGTGGAATTCCTGGGCCCGCGCTTTGTCGCGGGTGCCAGTGCTTCCCTGTATCGGCGTTCCGCCGCCAGGGGGGTGCAGCTTGTATTGCCAGTTCGGGCTGGTTGCCCGTTTGTAGAGCGACATGGGCGGGTTTCCTGTTGTTGATGCTGATCGTTTTGCGTGGCGCGCGGGAGCCATTCCCCAGCCAGGTAGCGCTGCAGCGCGACGACTGAAAAGATCCAGCGCTTGCCGACCTTGCGGCCGGGCAGCGCGCCGGCCTTGGCCTTCAGGCGCACCGTTTCGGGATGCGCGCCGAGCAGCGCCGCCGCGCCGGACAGGTCGACGGTCGCCGGGTTCGCGTCACCGGCATGCGGTGCGGCGGGCGGTGCGGCGGGCGGGCACGCAGCGCAACTCGTGGAAGGATGGATCGCGGGTGAAGGGCGCATAACACGTTGATGTTCAAGAGTTTTGTTTGTCATCGGCCGCCATCATTCATGCATGGCGGCCGCGAGGAACCCGTGGCGCGAAACCGCGTCGTTGCCCGCGACCGATGGCAATGCGCGACGGACTCGTGGCGTGCGATTGCGGCCGGGCGCTGTGGCTTCCCGGTACGTTTTCTTCTTCTCTTTCAATGAATTGAAGAGAGAAGGAGAGGAAGGCGCGACGGCCCTTGGCCAAACCGGACACGTGGCAAAAACGGCGCAACACGTGGCGAATCCCGATCGACGCATGGCGGCAGTTCCGTCAGGAATCAAGGACTTGCGAGCCGGCAACCACGACAACCACGACTCGTGTGCACTGCGTGCCCGCTCCCCGTGGCACGAGCCGCGCGCCAGCCGGCTTTCCGGTGCGCGGCTCATGCGCGGGCTCCGTGCAGCGCGTCGGTCGCCAGGTCCTCGCGCACCGACACGTGCAGGCCGAATGCGGCCAGGCGTTCGAGCGACACCGGCGTTAGGTACGGCACGCGTCGCATGTAGATGCGGCGCTCGACTTCCTTCTCGCCGACCACGACGCCGGCATGCTTGAGCTGCGCCTTGAACACGCGGTCGGACTTCACCGGCAGCGCGTTCCACTTGTCCCGCAGCGCGCTCGTGTGCGCGAGGTGATCCATCACGTGCCCGGTGCGCAGCAGCAGGCAGAATTCACCGTCGACGGTGTCGAACGTGTACGGATGCTTGTAGTTGCCGCCGTCGATTTCCGACAGTACCGTTTCCATGATCCAGACCCACGGCTCGCGGTCGGCGCTCGTTTCGGCGACGTGGCCGTTCATCTCGGCGACCAGGTCGCGCGCGAAATCGCCTTCGCTCGGGTCCATCCCCGCGAACTCGCACAGGTAGCGCCACGCGAGCCCGATGGCCGCGTAGTTGCCGGCCATGCGCCGCGCGCCGTCGTCCTCGCCGCTCGCGCGGCAGCCGGCGAGCGCCTTGTCGCGCAGCGTCGCGTACTGGTCGAGCGCCGTGCGCCGGTCGAGCCCGGTCAGGAATTCGAGCCATTGCCGGACCGGGAAACGCGGCAGGTCGTCGGGCAGCAGCGGTCCGCGCTTGCCGGTCAGCGTCGTGCGCACGAGCTTGCCGAGCAGGCTGCGCACCGGCACGTCCTCGCCGGCGAGCATCACGGGCGCGCACAGCAGGTATTCGGTCATGTCGGTGCCTCGGCGCGTCACCGTGTACTGGTAGTTCTCCTGCAGCAGCCCGACCGCCTTGTCGATCACGTCCTGCCGGCGCGCCGACAGTTCCTCCCAGCCGACCGGGTGGCTCGTGTGGCTGATGCTGGTCAGCAGCCGGAACTCGGTCTGCAGCGACTGCCCCGAGAACATCGTGAATGCGAGCGAGCGCTCGAGCCGCTTGATGAGCGTCGATTTCCCCGCGCCCTTGTTCGCCTGGATCGTGAGGTGCGGCCAGAAGCCGAGCAGCGCCTTCAGGTGGCCGCCGAGTGCCCACACGAGCGGGATCGTCGCGGCATTCTGCCGGAACGTCGTCTGGTAAGCCGCGATCACGCGGCGCGCGTCGCTCACCGGGCCGCCCGGGAACGTCAGGTTGTGATACGGGCACTGCTTGTCCGCTTCGGTGAAGTAGCAGTCGGGGCCTTCGTTGACGATCAGCCGGCCGTCGCGCCACGCGAGGCCGACGAAGTTCGCGGCGCGGCGCGCGCCGAGATCGGCGCCGCGCTCGAGGATGTTCACCATCCGCTTGAACGGCGCCGGCGCCCAGATCGGGCCGAACTTGCCCCACTGGTCGACGTTGTGCAGCTGGTCGTCGAGCATCACGCGGCGGATCAGCTGCGCGCCGTGGCGCGGCGCCTGCACCGACACCGCGAAGTAGACGGTGGGCGCCTGGTCGGCGTCGCCCGTCATCGTCGACGTCGCGCTCGCGACGGCCACACGGCTGATGCCGGCGATGCGAAAGCCGCACAGGTCCGTCATCACCGGCGTGTCGACGCCCGACTCCTCGTTGCGGTCCATCTTCGTGATGTAGCTCGTGAAGTCCGGCCGCACACGAAAGCGCCAGTACTGCGCGAAATCGTGCGGCGGCAGGAAGATGCGCGGCCGGCCGCGGCGCGACGCATCGCCGGGCAGGCCGGCGACGAGCCACGGTTCGAGCTGGTCGAGCGCGCGTGCGAGGTCGGCCGGGCCGCGCAGCTGCAGGTAGTCGTTCACATCGTTGATCGGCGCGCGCGCGGTGCCGGCGTCCGCGAGATCCGCGAGCCAGTCCGACTGGTCGACCAGCACCGCGCTGATGTCGAGCGCGGTCAGCCGCTCGTGGAGCGCCCACGCGGCTTCCGGGCCAGGCCGCTGCCCGGCGCGCGGGTGGCCGTCCGCGAACGGCTCGTCGTTGTCCAGGCAGATCGTGACCTGCTTGCCGCGCAGGAACGCGAAGTCGACGTGCGCGACGTTCGCGAGGCCGCGCAGCGCGAGCGCGGCCGTGCCGGGCAGCGCGCAGGTGTCGATCGACAGCGCGTTGATCGCGCTTTCGACGATGACCACGCGCTTCGCCCGGTCGAGCCGGCGCGCGTCGGCGGTCCAGCCGTAGCCGGCCTTGTCGCCCTGGGTCTGCGTCTTGACACCGCCGTTGAGCGCCGGATCGACGTAGCGCATGTCGACCGCGACGACGCGCGCATCGCCCGAGGCGCGGACGATGAACGCGGCGGCCGGGCCGGCGTGGCCGACTTCGCCGGCGGCGACCTTCGAGCTGGTCCACGTGTTGAAGCCTAGCGAGCGCGCGGCGATCGCGGCGTCGATGGCGCCGGCGGAAATGCCACGGCCGCCCAGGTATTCGCGGACCTGGTCACGCTCGGCGAAGCAACGATCGGCGATGTATTCGACGGTCGTTTTCTCGCGACGCTCGGCCGGCGCCTGATGGTCGAGCGGGAGGCAGTACGCGTCGTGCAGATAGCGGACGGCGTCGGCGACGGTGCCGCCGCGCGCATGGATCACGAGGTCGATGCACGAGCCGCCGGCGTCGGCGCTGTGGTCGCGCCAGCCGGTGCCGTACTTCGGGTGGTTTGCGTAGATCGACAGCGACGGGTTCCGGTCCGCGTGCTGCGGCGAGTGGTAGAGCGCGCGTTCGCCGCCGCGCCCGCGTTTCAGGCCGAGACGGCCGGCGAGATCGTGCAGGTCGATGTGTCGTTTCAGTTCGTCGATCGAAGCCATCTTCGTCATTGCTGCCGTTCGGGTTGCGTGGGCGTGGGCTGCGCCGGGTTGCCGGCCGTCGCCGGCGAAGCGGCGAGCGCGCGCAGCGCGGCGGCGGAGTGCGGAAAGCCGAGCGCGAGGCGATCGGCGAGCGCCGACACGAAGCGGGCGAGAGCGTGCTGCCGCGCGAGGCTGTCCGGCGGGTTGTCGAAGCACAGCGTGCCGGCGGCCGCCGCGATGGCGGCGCGCAGCGCGGCGTCGTGCGGCGCGGGTTCGACGGGGTAGCGGTTCATGGGCGTGCCTCCGGGCCGAAGGCGCCGGCGCGGCTTGCGCGGCCTGCGCGGCCTGCGCGGCCTGCGCGGATCGTGTTCATGAGGTGTCCTTTCAATGGCAAAAGCGATCCCTCGCGCCGCATGGGCACGATGCGAGGGAAACGCGGAACGAAGGGTCTAGGGCGTCAGACGGGCAGCTCGAGCTGCGCGGCGAGGCGTTCGCGCACGTGCGGCGAGAGCGGCAACTGCAACGACAGGTTCGGGATCGCGGACGGCGACAGCGTGCGCGCGAATTCCATGTTGACGACGTACGTGTGGCCGCACTCGGGGTTCGAGCACTGGAAGGTGATTTCGCGGAACGTCAGCGACATTTCGCGGCTGCTGCGTGCGGTGGCGCGCGTGCGGCAATGCGGGCAGCGGTTCAGGATTCGCATGGGCTTACTCCGGGCGGGAGACTGCGCGTGGCCGGCGCCGATCGTGGGCCGGGCGCGTGCCTGGGCTGCGCGACTGGCCGATCGGCGGATTGGTGCGGGCGCACGCGCGATTCACAATCGATGCGGCGGACACCGGAACCGGGAAGCGTTCGAAAGCGCGGAACATGGCGATTCCCGGGTTCAATGGCGGGCGGAGCGGGCGCGTGGCGCCGCGATCGCGCGCAAGTGGCTGGCGCCGAGCCGGATCAATTCGCGCGCCATGCTGGAGATCGAGCGGTTGCGCTGCGCGGCGAGTTGTTCGAGTTCGCCGCGCTCGGCGGGCGTCAGCCCCACGTAGACGGGCTTGTCCGACATCGTGCCGCGCGGCGAACGGCGTGGGCCTTTGGGTGTGGTCATGGTCGGTATACTTTGCTTTGCGGAAATAGTCTTGCGTTACGGTGAGGCTAGTGTAATGAGCAAAAAATGACGCGTCAATTGTTAATGGGTAATTTATGGCACAAATTGGGAGTCGCTTGCGGGACGAGCGCTTGCGGATCGGGCTCAGTCAGGACGAGTTCGCGACCGTGGGCGGTGTCGCGAGACGCTCACAGTCGGCGTACGAGTCGGACGAGCGCGCTCCCGACGCGACCTATCTGCTGGCCGTTCGCGCAATCGGCGTCGATATCGGTTACGTGCTGACCGGCGAACGGCGCGCAGCCGGCGAGGCGGCGCCGGAGGCGGGCACCCGCGACGCAGACGAGGCCGACGTGCTCGCGATGTACCGGCAGCTCAACGACGCCGGCAAGGCGTCGCTGCACGCATTCCTCGTCAGCTGCATCAGCACCGGCGCGATGGTGCAGGCCGCGACGCCGCGGCGCGCGAAGCGCGTGCCCGAAAAGCGCCGCGCGGCGCTCGATCAGCGCACCGCGGAAAACGTCGAGCGCGCGATGGCCGAGGTCGAGCGGCTGAAGGCCGAACGCGCGGCGAAACAACCGAAGAAGTAAGCGGCCGGCGCGGCCGCGCCCCGCAACCTCACCCGGCGCGCGTGCTCGCGGCGCGCAATACGCTGCCGCTTTTCGTACGATTCCAGCCCGGTTCGAGATCCGTCGCGCGTGCGGCGGCGAGGGCGCCCGTCATCCTTTTCGTTTCCCGATACCGCCACGATGCCGTGAGGACGTCGCGCATGGGCATCGGATAAAATCGGACGAAAGACTGTATATCCATACAGTATTGGTTTAGCATTCTGAAAGCCGGCGAGCTGGCGGTGGGGCGTTCCGAGGCGGCCCGTCGCGTCAGGCGGCCCCCGGTGATGACTGTGTTTGCGGAGACCGGAAAAATGGACACCAACAGGAAGCACGACAACGGGACGATCGGTGCGATGGATCGCGCCGATCATCGCGCGGACACGCGTGGATTGACGATGGGCCCGCCCCGATATCGTTCGGACCTGACCGACGGCGAGCGGGCTGATGCGCATGCGGCGATCGACAACGCGATGCTGTCGGTCGGGCAGGTGCTCGAAGCCGCGCTGCAGGCGATGGCCAATCTGCGCGATGCGCGTGCCACGTTGCAGCAATGCGGTGACGCGCGGGATCCGCGCATCTCGCTCGGCGGGCGTCAGCAATCGAGCTGAACCGTCGTCACCACCGATTCCTGCCGGCCGGCATCCGCGCCGGCCGCCATGTCGAAGTATCGAATCCAGGCCGCGCATGCGTGCGTTGCCTCACCTCATCCCCGCCGAACCCCTGAATCTGCCACCGCGATCGACGACACGCGATCGCGTGTCCGGCACGGCCGCTTCCCCACCGATCAGTGCTTGCCGCCGCCGCGCTTTTTCTGCGGCGCATCGCGTACCTCGAGTTCGAGCGCGGTCGTGAACCCGCCGTCGCCGATCGTATGCGTCGCCTTCTTCACGAGCCAAGGCGTGTCGTCGATCTCCGGCTTGAAGCCCGTCACCGTGACGGGCATCTCGGGAAACAGTTCAGGTCGGCCGAGCGCGAGCGTGTAGCTCAGCGTCGACTGGCCGCGCTGCGTGCGCGCATGGTCGGCCTGCGCGGCCGCGCGTGCCTCGTCCTCGGTCGCGTAATCGTCGGGCAGCACCTTGACGTTCTTGCCCCTGGCGTCGCCGACGACCACCGACAGCCGCCGCGCGCTGCCGTTCGAGTGGTAGTGCGCGCGCACCGACGTGTAGCTGTCGCGCTGCGCGATGTGATAGCGATGCTGGTCGCCGCTCGCGCGCGTGATGGCCAGCACGTCGAGCGTCTTGCCGCTGGCCGTCTTGCCGCTGCCGATCGGCGTGAACAGCAGGTGCTTGTCCTTCACCGTCATCACCGCGTCGTAGCGCTTCGCGAGACGCGTGAGGAACGACATGTCCGACTCCTGCGTCTGGTCGACGTGGTCGATCCGCGTCGCGGCGAGCGTGGCGTCGACGGCGGCCGTGAGCCCGTAGCGCGTCGCGATGGTGCGCACGATCGCGCCGATCGTCTGCCGGTGCCAGCTTTTCTCGCGGCGCTCGTGCATGCCGTTCGTCATCGACGCCGAGCGCGCGCGGATCGTGATGACGTCCGGTGTGCCGGCGTGCTCGACTTCGTCGACGGTGAACGCGCCCTTGTCGACGAGCGGTTCGCCAACCCATCCGATCGACAGCTTGATGCTCGCGCCGCGCTTCGGGATCGCGAACGTGCCCTGCGCATCGTCGAGCACGAGGTCGAGCATGTCGGCTTCGTCGGCGCGCGACTCCGACAGCGACAGGCTGACCAGGTTCGGCGCGATCAGGCGCGACAGGTCGCGGCCGTCGAGCGTGATGCGGTAGTCGGCCTGCGGCTGCACGCGTCCCGCGCGGGCCGGCGCGTCGCCCGGCTTGCGTTCCACGGTGCTCATTGCTCGTCGGCTCCGGTTTCGTCGTCCTGCTGCACTTCGGCGAGCACGCCGTCGTCGACGCGCTTGAGCGTCAGCGTGAACGCGATCTTGCGCGCTATGCCTTCCTTCGTGTGGTACGAGGCCGTCTCGTTGAGGCTGTCGATCACGTATGCGCCGTACACGTTGCCGTTGCCGTCGACGAGCACGTACGCGTCGCCGTTGTCGCCCATCCGGGCGAGCGCCTCGATCGACGCGATCTCGCCGATGCCGTTGTCGGGCGCGACGATGCCGGTGAGCGTGATCGTGTCGTCACCGGCGCCGGTGAACTGGCTCGCGTCGCGCACGCCGATGCGCGAGCTGGTGCGATGCTTCCAGTTGCGCTGGCGCTGGAGCTCCTGGTACGGCGTGGTCGCCAGGCTGAAAACGAACTGGTCGAGCGACATCATCATGGGCGGGTTTCCTCCGGCGGACAATCAATCGGACAGGCGCGACGCGGTGCGTGACGCCTTCGCGCGTTCGGCGCGCTCGAGTTCGGCGCGCACGAGGCGCGCGATCTCGGCGGGATCGGCGCCGGGCGGCGGCGCGATGTTGATGGTGATGGGCCCGGACGCGGGCGCGGCGCTCGCGAAGGCAGCCGGCGCGGTGAGTGGCGGGCGGTAGTCGAGCGGCGTGTTGTAGCGCTCGAGCGGCGCGGCGGCGCCGATCGCCGGGCTCGCGGCGAAGGCGGGCGGGCCGACGAGTGCGGCGGCGGTCGTGAGCGCGGCGGCGGTGCGGATCGTGCGGGTTGGGGTGGTGCTGGTGTCGGCTCCACCCGTGCCGTTGCCGGGTGCGGCTGATGCAGCCGAATCCTGCATGCCCAGTTTTTCCTTGAGCCAGCCGAGCGCCGAGCTGCCCAGGTTGCCGACCGAATCCTTCAGCGTGCCGAGGCGATTCGTGATGCCGTCGACGAGCCCCGAAACGAGGCTGGCGCCGATTTCCTGGAAGCGCGTGCCGATGCTGCCGAACCAGTCGCCGATGCCGGCGAGCGAGGTCTTCACCCACTCGACGGTAGCGTCCCATTTGGCGGTGATCCAGTCGCCGGCCGCGCCGAACGCACCCTTGATGGTTTCCCACAGCGCGATGAATTTCGGGCCGAGCGTGTCCCAGTGCTGCCAGACGTAGAACGCGGCCATCGCGATCACCGAGATCACGGCCAGCAGCGGATTGGCCAGCGCCAGGCGGCCCAGCACCAGCAGCGCCTGCCCGATCATCCCGAACGCGCCGAGCATCGACGACGCGAACTGGAGCACCGGGAGCGCACTCAGCACGGTGCCGAATACGGTTGCGAGTGTGCCGACGGCGACGAACAGCCCGGCGAGCACCGTCAGCGTCGTGACGATCACGTTCGCGGCCGCGGGGTGCTCGCGCATGAACCGGACGACCTTGCCGATCGCGCTGGCCGTGAGGTCGAGCGCCTTGTTGTAGAGCGGGGCGACCCGTTCGCCGATCTCGAGCTGCAGATCGCGCAGCTGCGCGAGCGCGGCGAGCTCGCGGCCCTGCGTCGACGCCATGCCTTTCGCGTTGAGCGCGCCGATGCCGTCGGCGTTTGCGCTCTGCCGTTCGGTGTCGTGGATCTGCTCGCGCAGCTCGACCATCTTCGAGAGCAGGCCGCCCGCGGCCTTGTCGGGGAACAGCGTCGCGATCGTGGCCTTGATCTTGTCGGGGCTCGTGATCCCTTTCGCGGCGAGCTTCGGCAGCAGCACCTTTTCGAGCCATTCGAGCGGCGAAGCCTGCAGCATGGCGCTGCCTGCCAGCGCGCCCGGCTTGAGCCCGCTGATCGCGCCGTTCCTGCCGTGCCTGACTTGTTTCGGATCGACCAGGCCGAGCGCCGCCAGCCGCCTGGCGGCGGGTGCGCTCGCCTTGCCTTCGAGGACGCTGCCGGACAGCGCCGCGAGCCCTTCGCCGGCGGCCTTGCCGCCGAGCTTCTCGATGAGCGGCTGCATCTGGTAGTAGAACGCGTCCGTGCGCAGGCGCCGGGCTGCGCCGCCGCCCGATTCCGCGAAATTGTTCCACTCGTCGCTGCTGACGTTGCCGCCGGTCGCGAGCAGCATCTTCTGCACGGCATCCGCTTCGCCGGCGCCTGCGGTTTTGTCTTTCGTGCGGCCGCGCAGGTCGATCACCTTCAGCATGCCCATGAACTTGTCGACGTTCGCCTTCGCTTCGTCCTTGCCGTACAGCGCCTCGTTGGCCGACTTCATCTCCGCCACGGTCTGGATCATGACACGCGCGCGCTGCTCGTCGCCGCCGAGCGCCGACAGCGATTCGCGCATCAGCGTCAGGTTGTCGCTGGTCGACTGGCCGCTGACCTGCTGCGTGCGCGCGAATTTCACGGCGTCGGCCGAGGCGCCCTGCGCCCGCATGCGCAAGGTTTCGCTTTCGGCCTGCTTCGCGGCGTCGAGCGGCTTGGACAGCATGCCGAACATTTCCGTGCCGACGCCCTTGACGGCCTTGCCGCGCTCCGTCCACTTCTGGCCGACGGCGCGCAGCGATTCGAGCTTCGCGCGCCGTGCTTCGGCGCGTTTGCGGCGCCCGTCGTCGTACGCGAGCACGTCGGCCCGCATCTGCGCCTGGCGTCGCCTGCTGTTCACGGCCAGATTGAGCTCGTGCTGATCGAGATTGCGCGTCTCGACGCCCGCACCGATCAGCTGCGCGCGCAACTCGCGGATGCGTGCGACCTGCCTGCCTTGCGTGGCCGTGAGTTCCGTTGCCGAGCGCTGCACGTTGTCGAAATCGTCGATCATCTGGCGCGACGGCGGACCGGACTCGCGCAGCGACACGCGCAGCTGCCCGATGCGCAGCTTAGTCAGCTTGAGATCGGTCGCCGTCCTGGCTACGCCGCTGCGCAAATCGCGAAACTCGCTGATGCGCTTCTGCGTCTTCGCCATGTCGTCCAGCTCGCGGCGGGTCGCGCGCAGCGATGCAGCCAGCCCCTGGTTGCCGGTCAGCATCATTTGCAGGGGCTTCGTCATGTTGTCGACCAGGTCGAACATGACGCGCAGTTTCGTGGTGTTGTCCATCGTCGCTCGTTTCGCTCATTGGGCGCCGGCGCGCACTCGCGCGCGCTCGCGCCAGTCCATCAGCTCGGCCAGGCTGAAGGCGTCCATCACGGGTGGCGTCCAGCCGAACACCGTCGCGATGTCCGCCATCGGGTCTTCTATGCGGTCTGGGAGGCCAGTCGGGATTTCACGGCCTTCGGCATCAAAAAACCGGCGAAGATGCCTCCCAGTTGCACGAGGTCGGCGGGGTCGATGTTGGCGACGTCGGCTTCCGTCAGCATCGGCGAGCTGATGCGCGGCAGCACCTTCGACAGTGCGACCACGTCGAGGCTGACGAGGTCGGACAGCGACACGCCGCGCAGCTCGCCCGATTTGGGCTTGCGCAGCGTGATCGAGGTGATCGTCTGGCTGCCGCGCACGAGCGGGGTATCGAGCGTGTGCGTTGCCGGATCGTCCTGTTCGGGCGCGGCGTCGGCGGCCACGGCGGCCGCAGTGGTCGCGACGGGGGCGTCGGCCTGCAGGTCGTGCACGGCCGGTTCGGATTGCATCGGATTCATGGTGGTCCTGTGGTGATCTGTCGGGAGGAGCGGCGGAGAAACCCGGCCGGTATGGCCGGCCGGGCGGCCGATTACAGGCCGATCGCGTTGCGCAGCGCCGCGAACAGGTCGTTGCCGTTGACCTTCTCGATCATGTTGACGAAGTCGATCTCGATCACGTCCTGGCCGTTCACGGACAGCTTGTAGTAGCTGGCGACGGTCGTTACCTTGAACGCGGTGTCTTCCTTCGATTTCGCGGTGCCCGGGTCGATTTCGCTGTGGCGGCCGCGGATCACGATCTCGATCGCGTCGACACTGGTCGAATCCTCGGACTGGTAACCGCCGGCGAAGCGCAGCAGCACGCCGTCGTGCTTCGTGATCGCGTACTGGCCGAGCACGGAGCGCATGAAGCCGCCGCAGGTCCATTCGAGCTGGATGCCTTCCTGCCCGAAGTCGACCTTGATCGGGCCGCTCATGCCGCCGCCCTGGTAGTCCTCCATCTTGCGCGTGAGCTTCGGCAGCGTGACTTCGACAACCTGGCCGACGAAGTTCTCGCCGTTCTGGAACAGGTTGAATCCCTTGAGTTTGCGAGGCATACCCATCGTGTTTGACTCCTGGTGAGGCCGGTCGTTACGCGCTCACGCGCGCGGCGAAATCGGCGAGATAACGGTCGGTGATGCGCTGGCGCAGCATCAGGTTTTCGAGCGGCGGAACCGGCGTGTATTCGTAGTCGAGATATGCCTTGCCGGACTTCAGCACGTCGGTCGTGTTCGGCTCCGGGTCGTACCAGGCCGAGCCGCCGATCAGGTAGCCTTGCGAAATCCATTCGCGGAACTTGGCGTTGATGGTCTCGATGATGTCGCGCGGCAGCGACGGGTTCAGCGGGCCGTCGATGATCGCCATCTGCGCTTCGGCGATCGAATCGGCGATGACCTGCGCGGTGCGCGTGTAGTTCTCGAACGCGAACAGCGGATCGTCCGAGCACGTGCGCGAACCCCAGAAGCGGAAGCCGTTGCGGTTCACGAGCGTCGTCACGTCCTGCTCGTTCAGGAAGCCGGCGTCCGTCGCCGGGTCCTGCAGATCCCACGACACGTCGGCGCTGATGCCGGTGACACCGTTCACGCCGACGTTCGACAGTGTCTTGTGCCAGCCGGTGTCGTTGTCGATCTTCGCGCGCAGGCCGGCCGCGTATGCGGTGGCCGGCACGACGACGGTCGTGTTGGTCGTGTCGTCCCACGCGAGGAAATCCGGCCAGACGACCATGAGTTCGCGCTGGCTGAACTGCTTGCGATACGTGACGGCTTCTTGCTTCGTCTTGCAGCCGTTGGCCGACACGTACGCGAATGCGCGCAGCGACTGCGCGATCGACGCGAGCGCGGCGGCGACGGGTTGCGTGTCGAGGCCCGGCGTCGCGAGGATGCGCGGTTTCACGCCGAAGCGCGCCTGCGCGCCGAGCAGCGCCTTCATGCCCGTGTACTTGCCGTCGGCGGTGACGCTGCCGATCACGTTGGTCGCCGTTTCGGCGGCGTCCTTGCCTTCGGCGACGCGCACGACGATCGTGACGGGCTTGGTCTGCCGGCCGATCGCGTCGAGCGTGCGGCGCAGCGTGCCCTTGGTGCCAGCCTTGCCGAGCGCGGCCACGACGTTGGTCAGAAGGACCGGCGTGTCGAGCGGGAAGGCGGTGGCGTCGGCGTCGGACGCCGTGCAGACGATGCCGACGACGGCCGTCGACACGGTGCGGATCGGGCGCGAGCCCTCGTTGATTTCGATGACGCGTACGCCGTGGTGGTAATCCTGCGGCATGGTGTGTGGCTCCTGTGTTTGCAGATGAAAGAGAACGGGAGGAATCCCGTGCGGATCAGGTCGCGGGGTTCGCGACCGGAGCTGCAGGTGCGCTTGGTTCGTCAGGCTGGGGTTCCGGCTCCGGCTCCGGCTGCGGCTGCGGCTGCGGCTGCGGGGGCGAAGGCGGAGGCGCTACGTACGGCGCCGGCGTAGTCGGCCACGTCACAGAATCGGGGAACGTGTCTGCCTGGATGACCGAAACGAGCGCCATCTGGTAGGCCGACCAGGCCTTGAAGTAATAGATGCCTTCGTCGTCGAGCAGGCCCGCGGCGTACGCGTCGGCCTTGCCGGCGTTGGCCTTGCGCGCGGCTTCCAGGCGGCGTTCGAACTCGGCCATCGCGGCGTCGCGTTTCTCGCGCTCGAGCAGCGCGGCCGGGATGACCCACGCGCCGTCGATCCACGCGTGGCGCGTCGACGGTTGCGCCTCGGTCGTCAGGCCGAGTTCGTCGGGCGTCTTTCCGGCGGTGGCAATTTCGACCGCTTCGCCCGTGTCGGTGCGATAGCAGACGCGGCCGCGGAAGTCCGGCAGCAGCGTCCACGCGCCGTCGCGGTAGAACGGCCAGGTCGTCGGCGTGCGCGCCGGCGGCGCGTCGAACGTCGCCCATGACGGCACGAGCCAGCGTTCGGGGTTGCGCGGATCGGCATCGGGCTGGCCGCTGCTCAGGTATTCGCCGTTTGATTGGCTGTAGTGATGGATCAGCATGTTTCGTTATCCAGGTTAGTAGGCGCGGATCATGGCGAGCAGCGCGACGTTGCGCGGCCGTGCTTCGTTGCTGCCGTCACCGTTGACGGTGATGGCGTGGCTGTGGCGGCCGGCGCCGCCGATGCCGACCCCGTGGCCGTGGTTGCCGGCTTCGTTGAGCCAGATGCCGGTTCCGGCGCCTTCGGTGCCATGCAGGTCCTGCCGGTCCCAGTTGTATGGGCCCCAGCCCTGGCCATAAGAGGTGGCGACGACACCGACGCGCCCCATCCGGACACCGTGACCGTGCCCCGGGTCATTGACGCCGTGGCCGTGTTGTCCCTGGCCGTCAGTCCACGCTGAGTGCGAGTGATCGCCAACTTCATTCGCGCTCGCGCCGTGGCCGTGCCATCGGTTCGCGCTGTCCTGCCACGAGCCGAGGATTCGATTGGTGTCGATGCCGCGTGCGTCGTCCCAGCACCGGATGTGTTCGCCTCGCAGCTCCGGCAGACGGAACGTCGTCGTGCCGTTGCCGTGCGAGAAGCTGCCCCACAAGGCCTTCTGCCATTCGTCGTCCGTCACCAGTGCGCCGCTGGCTTGCGCGTATGCCCACAGTGCGGGGTAGTCGGCGCGATTGACGAGTGCGCCGTTGGCTTTGAGGAAACCCGAACGTACCGATGTGCGCGGTTCGAAAACGATCTGGCCGATGGAGGTCGTTGACAGCGCGGCCAGTACCCATTCGGTTGTGGCGAGCGCTGTCGACCGGTCGGCAGCGGCGGGCGTTGGCGCTCGCACGGGCGTTTGAAAGACGGTGCCGCCCGGCGTGAACGTCACCTGCGGGGTCGAGTTGCACGTGACGCCGAACGCTCCGTCGTTGATGTGATACAGGCCGGTGTCCGGTGTGCCGTCGTTGCTGAACGTGAGGGACGGTACCCCGGCGCTGCCTTCCGACAGGAAAAGCCGCTTGCCTGGGTCGAACTGGAGATCGCCGGCCATCGTGCCGCCTGTCGCGCGATCGAGCGGCGTCAGGTTGCCGGTGTGCCATACCGGCTTGCCGTTCACGCGGAAGGTGCGATCTTCCCGAAAATACTGGAATGCGTCGTTGTCGCTCCACCAGCCGACCGTCTTCGCGTTGGCGTAAAAGTAGCCATCGATGGGACCGACTCTGATGCGCCCTTCGTCCGTATTCTTCCCGACTCTAAGATCGCCACCGATGTCCGTCCAGGCTCCGCTGTTGCTGATGCGCACGGTGCCGTCGGCGAGAGACCAGGAAAACGGCCGGAATCCGTTGCCTGGGCCGTCTGGATCGCCCTTGCTGGTCGACAGCAGATACATATCCTTGCCGTCGTTGCGCAGGAACGCGCCGTAGTCGCCATAGACTGCCCGAAACTGAGCACCGTTGGCGTCCATCGCCCGCGAGATCAACCCACCATTGAAAGTTGCATTTCCCGCCGCCTGAATCACATTGCGGCCGTCATCGCGGGTATCACCGACGAGCAGCCGCTTCGCGACCGAGAATGTCTGTGTGCCGCGACTGACACGAAATGCGGGGAACTGCGTGACACCGTCGTCGGCGAACGCGTTCATGCCGAAGTCGTTGCCATTGTTCCCGCCAGTTGCCGCGCCATCGCGCTTGAACATCGACCAGCGGAACTTGCCGCCGTCACCGAAGAACAGGGTCGAGAAGTTGCCGGCGCCGCCGTCGATCGACGCATTCCTGGAATAGCTCGTGCCTTCGGCGGCGATATCGCCGCCGACGCGCAGCCGCGAATCGCCGTCGTCGTTCTTGACGTCGCCCACCAGCACCCGGCCGCCGTAGCCGATGCGCAGCGCACGCGCCTGGTTCGCATCGCTCTGGTTGTCGTTGGCGTTGCGGTTCAGCCAGACGTCGACGTATTCACGCCCCCACGAGCCGTTGTCGAAACCCGCGCGCATCGTCGCGACGAGGCGCGACCCGGTATCCGGGTTGTTGCCGCCGAACGTGCCGTGCAGGCGCACGCGGCTTTCGCGTCCGTTCTTGCCCGTCGGCGGACGAATCGACACATGCGCGGTGTCCGGGCCGGCATCGAATTCGGTCGCGACCGGGCCGGTGAACTTGGCGCCGGTCAATGCCGCATACCGCGACGCAGCCGTTTTCGGCGTGACGGCACGCGTATCGTCGCCGCCGGCATTCACTTCCGCCTGCGTCGCCAGCTCGACCACCCCCTGCCGCTCGGTGGTCGCCGGCGGATTCAGGAACGACGCGTCGCCGAACACGAGTTTGGTCGCGTCGATCGCGGTGAACTGCATGTCGGTCGACAGCAGCAGCAGCGCGGCCGGCGACTTTTCCATGATCGGCGTCGTCTGGCCGTACGCGGCCAGCAGCACGCCGTTCTCGAGATAGAGGCCGAACCCGTACAGCGAGTACTGGTCCGCGGTGTCGTCCTTCAGCGTCGTGTGGATCGTGTCCGGCGCGACGTTGGCGCCGCCGAAGGACTTGATCCGCTTCAGCTCGTTCGGCAGCTTCGTGAGCCCCTTGTCGGCGACGAACGGAGCGTTCGACAGGCCGATTTCCACGACCTGGTGGGCGCTCGTGCCGCCGTTGCCGGCGGCGACGAGGGCGGCACGGCCGGCGTCGGTGATGATGATCTGGGTTGCCATGTGCGATCAGTAGTCGGTGAGGTTCAGGCGGCGATAGGCCGCCACGCGCGCAGCGGCGCCGACCGGTTGCCGGCCCCGCATCTCGAAGCCCTGCGTGAACGTGTAGTGCGCCCGTACCGGCTTGGTCCGGTCGATTTCCGCGAGGATGTCGGCGACGTATTCGGCGGTCGGCGGCTGACCTTCCTGGCCGCTGACCGTCATCACGAGGTCGAACGTGCCGGGACGGCCCGGCGGGCGCTGCTCGAACCATTCACGCAGGACGATGTTTCCGCCGAAGGCCGCGACGACTTCGCGCACCGACGCGGCGGTGCCCTTGCGGCGCGCGATCGGGATCGCCTGGCCGGCGCGGGCGCGCTTCACGTACTCGGGCCAGTAGTCCTTCCACGCATCGACGCCGAGGTGCCATGCGAGCCACGGCAGCAGGTCGGAGCGGATCGCGTCCGGGTTCATCAGCGTCGCGACTGGCGTCGGCACGTCGTCGATGCACGCGTGCGTCGACGCGAGCCGGCGTTCGAGCCGTGTCGCGTTCGGCGGCAGGATGTCATTCATTGCTGTACACCCCGCCGTCGATCAGCTCGATCGCGGTGCAGTAGGGCGCCTGCTGCTTCGTCGCCGGCAGGCCGGCGAGCGGGCTTTCGAGGATCACCTTCTGCACGCCGGCCGCGCGGGCGGCCGCGTAGATCCCGTCGAGCGTGACTTCCATCCCGAGTCGGTGCATCGATTCGGTGTACTTCTTCATCGCGCGGTTCGCTTCCGCGAGCGCCACCGCGCGATCCGGGCCGGCGAAGAACACCAGCCGCGCGCGTACCTGGTAGCGCAGGATGTCCGCGCCGCGCACGCTGACCTGGTCGGTGAGCGGGCGCACGTCGTCGGCCTGCAGCGCTGCGGCCACCGCGTCGATCAGCGCCGGGTCGGCCGTTCCGTCGCCGTTGCGCGCCAGCACCGTGACGAGGACTTCGCACGGGGCGGGGCTGACCGCCGACGCGTCGAGCACGCGCCCGTCCGCGTTGCGCGCATGCGAGACGTACGCGCCTTCGGGGCCGGCGACGGAGAAGCTTTGCGGCGCGAGCTGCGTTCGGGCGCGCAGGTCGGTGTCGCTTTCCATGACCGCGGCGATGTCGTGTTCCGGGTCGGCGGGCGTGATCGTCAGGCGCCGGATGCCGAACAGCGCCGCGAGGTGGTCGAGATCCGCGCCGACCGCGTACGCGAGCATCACCGCGCGCGCCGCATCGTTCACGCGCTGCCGCAGCACGATCTCGCGGTACGCATTCTCCTGCAGCAGCTTCACGAGCGGCTCCGATTCGAGCGCGAGCGTCGCGGCGATCTCGGCCTGTTCCGCGGCCGGGTAGAGCGACACGAGCCGGGCCTTGCGCACGGCAAGCAGCGTTTCATAGTCGATCGTTTCGACGACATCGGGCGACGGCAACTGGGAGAGGTCGATCGGCGTTACGCTCATGCCGCGCTCCCGGTTGCGACCGGCACGCGGGTCGACACGGTCGTGCCGTTCTCGCCGGTCCAGCCTTCGATGTCGAGGTAGACCGAGCCGGCCGCCGCGTTCGCGTCGTCCGCGGCGAGCACGACGCGGGTCAGCGTCAGGCGCGGTTCCCAGCGCATCAGCGCGGTCGCGACGGCGGCATACAGCCGCGTACGCACGGTGCCGTTGCCCGGCGCGTCGATCAGGTCGGGCAGCTCGGAGCCGAATGTGCGGCGTTTCACGCACGACGCGAGCGGCGTCGTCACGATCTTGCCGATCGACTGGTAGAAATGGTCTAGGCCCGAGATCGAGCGGCCGGTGTTCGCGTTCATGCCTTTCATTGCGGTGCGCTCACGAGTTGTCCATCGCCTTGTTCGCGATGCGTGTGATGCGGGAGGCTGATGCCCTGGGAAGTCACTTCGCGGGTGAAGGTGGCCGCGCCGTCGATCTGCATCGTGGCGCCGCCGCCGGCTCCGCCGGTGCCGGTCATGCCGGCTTCGAACGCGAACGGGCCCTTGACCGTCAGCGCGCCGGTGCAGGTCGTCTGCTGCGCGTCGAGCGTGACGCGCTCGGCGTGCACGGTCGCGTCGCGGGTCTGCACGACGACCGACGCCGGCGCGACGACACGCACGGTCGCGCCGGCCGGCAGCTCGGCGGTGAGCGCATGCGCGGCGTGGTCGTAGGTGATGCTTGCGCCGTCGGGATAGACGCGTGCGTGCGTGTCCGGGCTCGACGCCGGCGCCGGCGCGGCATTCGAATAGACGCCGCGCAGCGCGACGCCCTGCGCCGGATCGCCCATCGGGCAGAGCAGCACGACCTGTTCACCGGGCGTCGGCGGCAGCCAGTCGCGGGTTCCGCCGGCGGTGCCGGCGACCCAGGGAATCCAGTTGGTCTGCAGCCCGCCGCCGTCGGCATCGGCGTCGCCGACCGAGACGCGGCACAACGCGGCCGCATGATCGACCGCGAGGATCGTTCCCTTGCGCACCGCGTTGCGTGCCTGCCGTTGAATTTCGTTAGCGTCCATGCAGCCATGGTGCCGGCCGGGCGGTCACGGCGCGAGCGATGGCCTGTGTCGTCGCGGCGACGACAGCGCGCGGCGGATGCCGGCACGAAGACGTGCGTCGAAAATCGTCGTACCGGTTGGCGTGAGGATGGAGTCGTGCGGCTTGGCGGTGCTGTCGCAAGGTTCGGCTGCGCGGCCGGATCGATGCCGTGAAGGAAGGTGACGGGCCGCATGTTCGGGGGGGCGCGCTGCGGCGGCGTGCTGAAGAGGTGTGAGTGACTGGCCGTGTCGATGTCTTGTGGCGAAGCCGGGTGGCGGTCGTCGTTGCGAGGCGCGTGGAGGGGTTTTCATCCATCGTCAACGCAGTCGATGACCTGCTCGATGTTGCAACGGGCTGATTCGACGGGACGACGGGATCATGCGATCGGCATCGCGATCGCACCGTGCAGTTTCGCCGCGGCGTGCGAGGAGGCAAGAGCGGCCGCGGTGCGCGGCCGTTGCCGGATCGGATGAAGGCGACGAGAAGCGATGCGCGCGCCCGAGCGCACCGCACACGGATTCGATCGGGCGCGCAGAAAGGCGGGCGCGACGCCCGCCGCACTCACCGGATCTGCGGCAGCGCGACCCAGGTCAACGTATCGGCCGGATCGACCCGCGTATCGTCGACGTGCGTGATCACGTGGCCGCCATCCGGTCCGCTCGTGACGACGACGCTTTCCGTCAGCGCCAGCCGGATCGACAGGTCGGCCGCCGCCTGGTCGCGGATGCCCACCTCGAAGGTGATGCCGCTCGCGCGCGAGGCCGGGTTCGTCACGAGATCCGGCTGGTTCGCGCGCGCCCATTCGACCAGCGCGACGAACACGCGGTCGGTGTCGCCGGAGAAATTCGTTGCGAGCACGTGCGCCGTGTAGCGGTATTCGAACGACGGCGTCAGCGATCCCGTCGCCGCGATCGACCCTTGCTCGACGAGCACGGTCAGCGCGCTCGGTTCGGTCCCGAAGGAAGGGATCGCGGCGACGAGCGCCCGCCGCAGGCTGTCGGGCTTATTCATGCGGACGGTCTCCGTGGCCGGTTGCGGGCGTGCCGGCCTGGCACGCCGCGATCATGTCGACCGTCGCCGCGCAGCGCGCCCAGGCCGCCTTCGCGAGCGTGAGCGCGGCGTCGAGCTCACCGTTGGTGCGCGGCGCGAGCATCGGCAGCGTGCAGCGGCTCACCGTCTGGCACGTGATCGACGTAAGCGTCGGCGCCGGTGAGAGCGGGATTGGCTTGCAGGCGGACAACGTCGTCAGGCAGAGGAGTGCCAGCCCAGGCGCGAAGCGCGGCGTTTTCATCGGTCAATCTCCGGTTTTCAAGTCGAATGGCGTCGAGCTTCGAGGCGATCGCGGTTTGCGAGCGGTCGAGGCGCGCCTGCTGTTGCGCGCGTGCGGCGGCGTCCTGCTGCATGCGTGCGATGACGCCGTCGCGCCCGGCCAGCGTCTGTCGTGCGTCGACGAGTTGCTGCCGCGCGAGCGCCAGGTCGGCATGCAGTGCATGCAGATACAGCGCCGCGGCCGCGCACGCGGCGAGCGTGACGAGGCAGGCGGCGCATTTCGCGGCGAACCCGTTCATGCGGCGACAGACGCACCGACCGCGGCTTGCGATGCATACCGGTCGTAGGCGCGCGCGAGCTTCACGTCGTAGAGGTTTGTCGCGTAGTCGGGCCCGTTGTACGCGCGGGCGAATGCGGCCCACTGGCGCGCGCCGAGCATCCGGCGCAGCGCGCTGTCGGCCGCGACGTAGCGCACGAAGGCGTCGAGCTGCTGCGCTTCGCCGCTTTCCATGCACGCGACGAATTCGTCGATGCCGGCATAACCGAGGTGTTCCCAGTGATAGCCCATCACCTGGAACGCACCCCAGCTCGCCGATTCCCACGCAGCGCCGGCATCGATCGATTCGGCCGCGGCGAGGCGCGTGTATTCCGCCGCGCTGCCGCGATAGCCGCCGCGCGTGCGCGACACGATGTCCGGCTGCCGGGCCGCGAACGGCGCGGGATCGATGCCGCGCGCCTGCAGCCGCTTCCAGAACACGTGGCGCTCGAACAGGATCACGGGCCGGCCGTCGGGCAGGAACCCGGCACCGCGGGATTCGACCTCGTTGACGGCGCGCACGCATGCGAGTGGAACGTCGAGCGTGCGCGCGGCGCGTTCGAGGTCGGCGAGCGCGAGGCGCTTCGGATCGCGCTGGCCGGTGGCGAGTGCGGCATAGGTCTTCGGGCCGGCGATACCGTCGTCGACGAGGCCGGTTTTTCGTTGCAGCGCGATCACGGCGGCTTCGGTTGCCGCGTCATAGACGTGCGTGACCTGCACCGCGTAACCGGCGCGGATCAGCCGGCGTTGCAGCAGGGCCACGTCGTCGCCGTGATCACCGAGGCGGCGGGTTTTCATGATTCATTCACTCCTCAGAAGGCGCGCGACGTTGCCGCGCGTGCCGCAGACGGACATCGCGAGCAGCACCGCGGTGGCCGCGTCGAAGAAGCCGGTCGCGCCGGCGTGCAGCAGCAGCTCGATCGATGCGCCGCCGGCGATCGCCGCGACGGTCCACGCGAACCACGCGGCGCGATGCCGGTGCCGCGCGCCGTTGCGCCGGTAGGTGAGCACGCGCACGAGCACGGCGACGTGGGCAGCGAGCGCGATCAGCGCGAACGGGAGATGCATGTCATCCCCCTCTGCGGAACAGGGAGAGCAGATCGAGGGTCTTGACGCGCTCGATGAGCTGCAGCGTGACGGCGATGACGAGCGCGGCCGCGAAGAACGCGGCAACGCCGGTCGAATGGATCGGCGTCGCGGCGACGATTTCGGGCGCGGCGAGATAGCCCATCACGAGCGAGATCAGCAGGTAGGCCGCGCGGCGCGCGACGCCGATCTCCTTCGACGTGACGACCACGAGCGCGGCACCCGTGAACGCGCCGATCAGCGCGTTGCCGTCGATGCCGGGCGCGAGCCCTGCGACGCCGATCGCGGCGGACAGCAGCGCAGCGGTGGTGAGGTTCGGTTCGGCCATGACGGCGATTCCAGGGTCAGTCAAACAGTTGCAGCAGCGGCCGGGTGCGCGTGACGGTATCGAACGGCGGCAGATGGACGGGCGTGCCGGCCGGCAGCACGACGCCGAGGCTGGCGAGCCTGGTGTTGGCTTCGAGCACGGCCTCGACGGTGCCGTCCGTGCGGCCGTAATGACGCCAGCAGAGTGCGTCGACCGTATCGCCCTGCAAGGTGCGCGCGATCAT